GAAACGCTTTGGCATGTTGGTGGTCGTTTCTTTTTCTCACTACAATAATTATCGTGCTGCCATGTGGAATGCTGTTTGTGATTGTGGAAATACTGTCGTTGTCTATGGATATTCAGTGCGAATCGGGTCCACAAGATCCTGTGGTTGTCTTAAAGGAGAAATAACAACTGCTTTGATGACGAAACACGGGGAATCGAAAAAGCATACCAGAGAATATCGTGCATGGAAAGAGGCAAAAACAAGGTGTTTCAATTCGAAAAGGGAAATATGGGCGTACTACGGCGGTCGAGGAATAACGATGTGCGACCAATGGAGGAACGATTTCCCGTCCTTTCTGAAAGATATGGGGCGATGCCCTTCCGGGCTGACGCTGGATCGAAAAGACAACGATAAGGGCTACGAGCCGGGAAACTGCCGATGGGCGACAAGGAGAGAACAGAGGATCAACCAACGGAGGATGAACGACAATGGGCCTTCTTCATCTCCATAGTCGTTGCTGTAAAAAATGCGGCTGTTTTTATTCGGAACGGGATTGTCCGGTCGTTCATGGGAATGAAAGGCCGGGGCCTTGTCGCAAGTGCTTGAGGACAGACATACCGGATCGTTATGCCTACGAAGCGGCGTTACAGGCGCTTTGGAAACATCGGGAGGGCGAGGAAAAGCTGACGGCCGCGAACAAGGTACTTTGCTCGAAGAATAAAACCCTTCGGAATCAAATTCGCTTGCTCAAGAAACGCGCGGCTGCGGCGAAAAGAATTCAGACGAAACATTTTTAGCCGCCGCCATCCGTGGGAAATAGGAGGGGAGGATGATATTACAAGGTGACGCTAAATATTGGGCTGACCAATATAGTCGCGTGTCGGAAGAACTCGCCCACTTCCTCGCCAAGTTGGACCGGGAAAAGATGGCGAAGGTTGTTTATGAGGACATACGACATCGTTGCGGAAAGAAGCATGGTTGGTTAGCTCTTCACGAATGGGACGACTTGGACGAATACCAGAAAGACCAATATCGCGCCGATTGTGACGCCCTCATCAAATATCTCACCGAGTAGGAGGGAAAATGGAAATAATATGCGGTAATTGTGGCCCAATTAACGAGCATAAGAAATCATGCCCGTTATCCAAGGATGTTCGCATTAAGGAGTTGGAGGAACGCGAAATAGTCACGCTGGACAAGCAGGCCAAAGAGAACATGCGGGTTGATGGTCTACTTGCCGCCCTCCGCGCTGACCTTGCCGCCGCCAACGCCGCCAAGGAGGAAGCGGAGGGAAAACTGTGCACGGCGAGGGAGGCTTTGGAAAACGCCGAGAAAGCGATCAATGATTCCATAAGAATGGAACAACCAGGTTTTGATATGCCGCCAGAACCTGCCACGCAGCGGGATCACGAAGCAGCGCAGATTTGCGGGATGATCCAAGATGTATTCGCCGCCCTTTCCTCTTCCCCCTGCCGCCACGAGGCTGCGCTATCCGCCCTCCGTGCGCGGTGCGGGAATATGGAGGGGATACTTTCCATGATGCATTCCGAATGGAGTGGGCAAGGCACATTAGATGACGCCGTTATGCGTATGGCGCATAAAGTCCGCGACTACCTTCTGAAGGAGGGAAAGTGATGTATTTTAAGAGGATTCTAACGGTAATAGTCATATTAGGTATTACTCCCTTCGTTACCTTTTTGTGGATTAAATATTTTCAAATTATCGCCATATGGTTTGGGCTACTTCCATGACCCCCGCCGAGCGCGAAGCGTGGGAGGAGTTGGTGGACCACGCGCGGAGAAGTATTGTGCGAGACATGCAGATGACACGCGCTCCACTGATAGATCATCACGCCATCCTCGCCGCCGACGCCGAATTGACGCGGCTGCAAGGTATTGTGTCGGAACTTCGTGAGGAAATGGTCGCCAACAATCACACGATAAATCTTCTGCGGGAGGAAGTTGAAACACTTGAAAAAGAGAATGAGAAAGATAGAGATGTCTTAGGCGCGGATATAAAAAGGCTGAGGGAGGCGGTGGAGTGGGCGATTGACAATGTTGATTGGGATGACACAGCCGTGCTGAAAGAAATGACCGGCATCGGTGAACTCGACGATGACGAGAAAGCTTACCTTAACCGCCGCCAGGCGGGAGGGGAGGGGTGATGGAAAACTGTGCTCCCAAGTGTGTTCATTGTGGCGGGCAACATCAACCGGAATATAATTGCGGGGTAAGTGTGCCCGCACAAAATGTAGGATCACCAAATAAACTACTCCGTCCGACTATCGCGGAATTGGAGGATCTACTTAATAAAGGCGTAACGATAGATATCCGCCCAAACGGTGATGTATTCGTTGAGCCTACCGCCTGCCCCCAATGCGCCCGCTTCAAGGCAGAAATAAGCGACGCATGGTGTCTCGCATACAACCTTGACCCCGATAGAACAGAGCCGTCGGAGATGGGGTTGTGCGAGCAGATTAATCATTTGGGAGAACACATTACCCGCTTCCGGGAGAAGTTGGACCGGGAGAAGATGATCGAAACGGTGCTCGCAGGAACGAAAGGGAAGTGGACATACGATACCCTCACCGACTTCCTCATCAAATATCTCACCGAGTAGGAGGGAACGTGGAACTTATAAAGGACGCGAAGGATGAGAGACTGAAAGAAATCCCGGATTTATGTCGGTTATTTCGTGAATCCCTCCGTCATGTCCTCGAACGTCTGAAAGAACTGGAGGAGACGGACGCAGAATGGAGAATTAAGGCGACCGAATCATTTTGTAATGGAGTATGCCCCATTTGCTTTTGCCCAGATGGAGGGCCGCATGAAAAGGGCTGTGAATGGTATGAAATGGAATACAGAATACGAATACTGGAAAAATCATCCGACTTAAACGCTAACATTGCGGTTAGCGCCATTGATCGCGCCGCAGAAAAGGAGTCCCGTATATTTGTGTTAGAAAACGCAATAAGCGAGGTATGCGCAGATGAAATTACCGAACCCAAGTGGGCTAAAGGAATACTTCTTTCTGCCCTTCGCGCCAAGTAGGAGAAACCATGGGAGACCACCAGCACGATTGTCCAAACTGCAACGGGTACACGGTTTGCTACACGAAGGATTGTTTTGCCCCCGGCGAGCAGGAGACTCTGTGCCATGATTGCCTGCGCAAGGATAACACCGCCCTCCGCGCCGCCCTTGCCGCCGCTATCGCCGCCAAGGAGGAGGCGGAGCGGAGATTGTGCCTAATCCGGTCGGAGGTGGATAAGGCAATCCATGTGCTAAAGATTCGCATGGAGTCGGATGGCACTCCGAGGGATTTCATCGTCGAGGATCTTGAACGTGTCCATTATTCGGATACCCCCTGCCGCCACGCCGCCGAAGCCGACGCGATGAGGAAGGCCAGTTCGGTCGATTACGCTTGGGTCATCGAGGCCGGGGATATAGGCACTCCGAGATATTGGGATGGCAGAGGAACAGATACCTTTACCTACAAAAACGAGGATGCCATCCGCTTCAGTAGGCGGGAGGATGCCTTTCGTGCTAAGGAATGGATTCTTAAAAACCACGCATTGCGCATCACAGAACATGGTTGGGATGCCGAACTCCGCCGCCGTGCGGACGCCGCACTGAAAGGAGGGAAGGGATGATGACGGAAGAGGAGCGGAAGGACTGTGTGGTATTTGCCGCCCGCGCACAAGATAGAACGGATCTAAAAGAAGATGACGATTGGGATAGATTATTCCTCTCCGCCTACCGGGAGTTGAAGGAAAGAAGGGAGGATGAGGAGTTTCTACTGAAGCATACTTACGAAGTGGTGCCGCATAAGGACGGCAGCGTGGAGTTGTATTTGGATTGTTGCGGGCAAACTGGCCGATTCAAGGGGCTATCACTACACGCCGCCTGCGAAGCGGCGAGAGGTAGGGGATGAAAAGTATCTTTGGATCATTATTCGGCGATGCATGGGATGGGTACGACGATGCCTGCCGAGGGATACAGCCCGATCATGGGTCGGATGATTATTGGCGGGGATGGTGGGCGGCACAACAAAACGGGAGATTAGCGGCGGCAAAGAAGCAGCCCCCGCCCCCTCCCGTTGACAATGCGGGGGAATAGTCCTACTTCCTCGTCGCCTGTATCGCCATGACTTTCGTGATCGTCTGTTCCACCACGGTAGACGTGGCGAAGATGTTTGCCACCATCGCCCCCGCGACAATGACTAAAACCATGATGATCGTCTTTATGAACGTACCCTGCCGCTCTTTCCGTTCCTCTCCGAACGCAGTCCATATTTCCGTGATGGATTTATCGTGGGCTTCTTTATGGGCGCATCCTTTCGTGGCGATATCCTTCACGTCGCTCCGAAGATCCCTGATGTCCTGCTCGACCCCGTTTGCCATTGGACCCGCCCCCACTCAATGATATCAACTACTTACGTTCCCCTCGTTCTGCCTCAGTGTCAGGGCATCTCCGTACGCCGCCCTATTTTGTCGGCGGCAACGCCAACGTCCCCGGAGGCTTCGGGGGTGGTGTCGTCTTGATATAGTTCCCGAAGGCGAGAATGCCGAATACGGCCATCACCTTCAGCAACGGTAAGAGTCCCTTGTCGAGATTGAAGGTATTCGGTTCAACGATCACGATGGCGATTGCACCGCCCGCCGCACTAAGGACGGCTGACAGGAGACCGTACAACCATATTTGCCAGTTCATAATCCCTCCCTACGGGCTGTCTACCGGCGCGTTGATGCCGGTCTTCGGGGTATCGTCCGCGATGATCTGCGGCGCGAGATCGTTGACCGCCCCAATGGTCCCGTCGATGATCGCATGGATCATCGGTTCGAGTTTCTTGAACGATCCCGATGCCCCGCCGGTCAGTTGCGTATCGATGAAGGCCAGCAACGCCTCCGCTGAGTTCAGGACCGCCTGTTTCTTCGCGGGGCCTGATCCGGGGGCGGGCATCGCTTCTTCGACCACCGCCATCAACGCGGGGATCGCCCGAAGAACGGCGACCGCTCCTACAGGTAGTCCGAGACTTCCCGCGGCGACTGCCGCGATCGGTACGAGGTACTTCACGCCCAATCCGATAATCGCTTCAACTTGATCCCTGAAACGTACCCAACCTGATGCCATTTTGTTCCTCCTGCCGGGGCTCCCGGCTTAGTTACCGATCGACCATCCGGCACCCGGGACTTTGGGGAGCCGGAGGTCGAAAGGGTTGCTCAGCGTTGCCACCACATTGTCCGACACGCGCCCGTCTGCAAGCCGCGCCCTTCCCTTGTAGGTGTGCGTCGCCCCGTAAGTGTTGTCGATCAGGTTGATCGGCGAGGTCGTCGCGCCCACGGAGAGCGGTTGTCCGTCTACCCAGAAGTCGTGCAGCACCGGCAGATTCGCCGGTTCAATCGCCGTGTTGTCCGTGTACGCCGTGACCGACGTAAAATAAAGCCGAAACGCCATCGCCGCCGTCGTGCTCATTACCACCACCATAACCGCCAGCAGTACGAGAATCTTTTTCATGCGCTCTCCTTTTTTGTGATTTCCAACGTGAAGTTTTCCCCCTCCATCTGCCGCATGAACTTTCCAAACGCGAGTCGGGAAGAAACGACCGCATCACCCTTCCGGCTGCATCCGAGCAGGATGCATCCTTTGCTGTCCACCACCGTGTTCCCCACATGGATTTCGATGGCCCCCCGACCCGGCACGTCCTGTAGCCAGTATAGATTTCGTCCGTGGACCGGGGAGAATTGCAACTTCACTTCGTAGGTCCCTTCGGGGATGCAGGAGACATTGTGCTGATTGCCGCGCCACGGGAGTTCAAGCGTGTCGCAGAAACGTACTCCGCTGTCGAGGAAGATCGCACCGAGAGTGCGGGCATCGTTTGCGTCATCGCGGATCAGTTTCATCTACCCTCCTTTACCTGTGCGATCATGTGAGGGAGATTCATGTAACCTCCCTCACCATGTATTGTCATATGGAACGCGCCGCCACAAGTTTGTCCCGTAAGACCAGTCAGGTTGATGATCGCGCCCCGGAAATTTTCTCTCATTTTGCGGCCGCCTTTTTTCGTTCCTTATACTTATCGAGGACCTTGTTCCCCTCTCGGGCGATTACCGACATGTTGATGTACGTCTGATCGATCATTCGGCGCTTCTCGTCCGGAAGGATCTTCGGGTTTTCGTAGACCAGTTCCACGATCCGATGCGCATTGGTGAGCGCCGTTTTCACCATGACCAGCCTTGCAACATCGTCTTTCGTGAGGATATCTTTCGCCTCGCTGATCTCTCCGCGCTTCACAAGGAGCTTTGCAGATTTCAGGTTCGTCTCGGCTTCCTTGTAGCCGTCAAAGAATCGCTGGATTGATTCGGAATCGGCCGTGGGATATCGGACGGCGAAGGCGCTGATGAGAGGATAATCAGCGAGTTTCTTGGTCGGTTCCACGCGCGTCGGCACGACCCCGGCGACTCCCAAGCTCGTATTCGCCGCTCTCAAGGCCCACATCCCCAGGCCGCCCGTGTACCCCCGGATAAGGTTCTCGAGCTTCGCCGGCGAGACAATCAGGTTTTCGAGGTCGGATCCCTTCATGCCAGGGATTTTCGCCAGGAGGCCGCCGACCTTCTTGGCGGTTTCTGTCGTGTACGGCGCGTACTGATATTGCGGGAGCACATCCTCACGGGCTTTCGGAACAATCGCACGATCGGTGAAGCGGGACTTGTTCGCCCAATTCTCGATCACGGGGTTTGCGAAGGTCGGCATCCATCCAGGGGAGGATCCGCGAGAAAGCGAATCGAGCAATCCGTCGAAGGCGTGAGGATCCTTGTCCATGATGTTCTTCACGATCCGCTCCGGGAACGATCCGAACAGGATCCCCATGATGAACGGCTTCGGGATCCGCATGACGAACGGGCCTACATCTACCAGCCAGAAAATATCTTTCTGCCATTGAGCGATTTCATCGATTTTCTTGTTGCCGTGATTGGCGATCGCCAGGAGTACGGACGGGAGGGTGATCGACGCCATGGTACGTATCGAAGTTTGCAGGGGGTATTCCTTGAACTGCCGGTGGATCTTGTCGAGGTCTGCCATGTTTGCGTTCCAGAAGGCGACGATCATGTTGACCGATTTGGTTTTGGCGCCCATCCTGGCAAACGGAAGAGTTACTTCCCTCGAGGCGTACGCGGCGTTCTGGATCGCAGCCTTCCCCGGGATCTCCCCTTTCCCCTCCACCTTAAGCCCCTTGCGAAATTCTCCCAGGCGGGTCGCTTCCTCGGTGTACTCTGACAGAGCCCGGAGAACGTCGATCGGATGCGTGACCACGTGGATCGCCTCGGCCTTGACGCCGCGATCGCGCATTACTTCCTTCCATGTTTTGTCGAAATACTCCCGGTCCATGGACACCATCGCGGAATGCTCCCCGCCGCCGACCTTCCAGCGCCAGTAATCCTCGTTTTTCTTGACGGCCGTGAAGAGCCCCCTGGCGAGATCCACTCCCGGTACGTATCCGTACTTCGAGTTGATGAAAGCCGTCCATTGGTCGCGGATCGGGTTCTTCCCCAGGGCGAATTCAGGCGTGAGGGTGGCGCCAGCGCGGAGAAGCCTTGCGGGAACCGCCAGGATTCGGATGAGGGTATTCGCGCCCTCCTTGTCGAGAGCATGGAAGGCGTTGTAGATCCTCTCGTCTACTTCGTAGAAGGTCGGCTTCCCGCGCTCCATGACAGTGATCACGTTCCCCTTCGGGGTGTTCGGAGATTTCCGGTAGATGTACGCCAGCCCTTCGGGGATATCGATCCCGAATTCCCGGACGGTGTTCCGAACCGTGGCGCGTTCCGTAACGCGCTCGATGATCCGGCTCCTGGCCGTCTCGTTCTTCGCGCTGGCGATCCGGGAGACGATCGTGTTCGCCTCGGCTTCCGAATACCCGCGGGACTTGAGGGCTTCGACCGCGTGCTCTTTCATCAATTTCGTCCCGCGTTCCCCCGCGGGGATCTCGGCGCCGGTTTCGTCCCTGATCGATTCCCGGATCGTTCGCTCCGTGGTCTGGAATTGCGTCGTTTCGGTCCACTTCCCATATTTCCGGAGCATTTCCTCGAGCTCCGTGTCCTTCACGGCGATCCGCTGGGTATCGGCCGGGATCTTCTCGATGAACTTCCCCATGCCTTCTTTCTGCTTGGAAAGATCAACAAGCGCCTGTCCGACAGCGTTTTTCTCTACTGCCTGGATAAAGGTATATGTATTTTTTATGATCGATTCTGTGGGGCTGACGATATCTCGCCAAGATCCCTTGAATCCATGAATGGGAGATCCCTTGACTTCGTAGCTTGTGCCGCTTCCCGCGCCTTTCCCGGCGCGCTCGTAATCCATGACGCGGTAAAACGGAACAAAATCCTCGTTCATCGCCCTCATGCGAAGGAACTGTTCTCCGTTGATGATCCCACCGTCATACAGATAGCGAAGCAAGTAATTCTGGAAATGCTTGAAATCTATCTTGGCTTGCTTGAATTCCGGGTGGTCCCGATCCATATCCTTGATCACCTTTCGCGCGTCGGCGTCGAGAATCCCCGTTTTCATTTCACCTTTTTCAAGCGATCTCGCTGAAACAACATAGGCATCGAATTTGTCTCGATTTTCCTTGATTGGTTTCATTATTTCCCGGTACGACTTCACTGTTTCCGAAAACTTGTACGTCTTGAAACTGTACGGTTTGTATTCCAGCCATGCATCAGGCTTTCCCTTCCATCCCGCCAGAAGATGCATGAGCTTATAGGGGTTCAGGTTCGCCGGCACCTGGTCGATGTTCTTGACCTTCGCCATTTCCTTCGTAATCTCTTCGATCGGATAGAAAGCGTCGATGACGTTTGCGTATAGCTTCTTGAAGGACAGCGCGGCGCCCGTGGCCGGTGTCTGATTGATCGATCCCATGACCCGGGCAAGCGCTGGCTGTTCCAGCCAGCGCTTGTAATCCGCGCGGGCCTTGAGCAAGATCGCCTTCGCGTCGGGAGATTTCGCGTCGAGTTCAGCCTCGAAGAATTTGAAGAATTTCGGCGCAACCCGTTTCGCTTCGTCCGGGTTGACCACGTAGCGCCGGATGAATTCCGCGAATCCCTCGGCGTTCTTCGATCCTCCCGCGCGCGGTTTCGTGGCGATCGGGATCAGCTCGTCTTGGAATTGACGGAGAGGCCCCGCTGCAAGGCCACCGCTGCCCGTGCGCGCTCCCGGCCACAAGAATTTATGCAAGGCGTGGCCGATTTCGTGAGAAATCACTTCGATATCGTGGGCGAATCGCGTTCGGATGACTTCCGGGCCCACTTTGAAGATCCCCAGGGCGCTCCTGAATCGGCCGATCCGGAGGGGAATATCGAATTTCTCGGACAGGAATTTGGCGATCGAGGACCGGCTCATCGGCGCGCCCTCGTCGACGGGCTCCGCTGGCTTCGTCCGGAAATCCTTCTCGGGGGCGAAACCCTCTTCGCCGCCACCTTTGGCGAACAGCCCCCCCTCCGGGGGCGGCGCCGGGGGGCCCTTCTCGGGCGCCTTGTATTTCGCACGCTCTCCCGGGAAGAGCTCATCTTGTTCGCCGGCTGCCTCGGGGATGAGGGGCTTTTCAGCTTCGGGGGCTTCCTCTGTGGCGAGCTTGAAGGGCTCACCTTTCGGAGTTTTTGCCTCCTTCGGGGGTTTCGGTATCTCTCCGGGGGTGATTTCTTCTTTCCCGCCGTCGACTCGAAGGCCGGTGTTCGCCTCCACGGTGATTTCGCGGCCGTCCTTGACGATCAGGTTTCCTCGCTCGTCGTAGCGAACTGCCTTGAATTTCTCCCCGTCGATCCTGAAAGAATCTCCCAGGGCGATCTCGTTCTCCGGAACGGTTTCCCAGGCGGCCTTCACAGCCGACTCTGCGGCGCTCTTCGCCAATTCCTCGTCGGTGATGCCGGTCCCAGGTCGCTTGTTTTTCTTGATCGCCTCGAACAAATCGGATATTCCCGCGCCCTTTGGTAGTGTTCCGTCCTCGATCAGCGTCTCTACCCATTGGTCCCAGCCCATCGCCTTCTTGTATCCGGGATGTTTCTCGCTCCGGTACAATCGCGCAAGGGCTCCCTCTCCCTGCCGAAGCCCGTACTGAGCGAATTCTCCCCTCATTGCCGGATCGATCTTTATCCCACCAGCGCGCAAGATTCGCTGTTGAAGGGTCGGCTCGGCTGCCTCCTTTTTCTGCCTTGACTTGATATCTCGGACATTTGCAAACTTCTGACCAGGCGTTTGCACCGGAGGTTCTGCCTGTGGGATTTCTGTGGATAACTTTTCGGCCCCCTTTGGTAAATTTACCAAATCAACCTTCCGCGTCTCGAGCTTGTTCAAGGATTCCCGGTAAACCTTGATCCGGTCGGAAAGCGCCAAAGTATCCATGGAAGAAGGGTCTTTTTCTCTCTTGATGGCGTAATCCTTCTCCATTTGCCCCAGGGACGTTTTGACGGCCGCCATGTCGGATTCGACGGTGACGAGGTCCGGGACTTGGTTTTCCGGGTATCCTGACCGCACGGGGCGTTCTTCTGCGCGCTGTCCTGTTGGGTTATTTTTAAGATATTCCCTATACTTAGCAAGGACCTCTGGCCCCGCGTTTGCGTAATGTCCAGGGCTAAAGACTTCAAACCCAGGAATATCGTCGTTAATTCCTGGCATTGTTGGCTCGCCGGGTAAAAAATCGGGCTCCGGCACGGGTGGCACAGGTGGCACGGGTTCGGCCGGCTTGTATTCTGCGGCGAGGCCCTTGGCCCGAAGTCTGGCGATCGCGGCGTCCAGCGACTCCCCGGGCTTGAGATTGATGTTTCCCAGCCCAGGACCGCCCTCGAACGTGGCGAAAGGGGGTATCCCCCCTCCCATGTCCCACATGCCCTTGAACGTGACACCCAACCTTTCGGCCTCGGCTTTGTAAAATTCAGGGCTCCCGGGGGCTGTTTCCAGGGCCGGTGTGACGATCGGCTCTTTCGGAGGGGTAGGGGCCGCCTCCGGGGGCGCGGTCGATCCTGGGGGCTCAACCGAGGGTCTGGCGGCCTCCGGCGAGGGTGTTTCGACCGTGATCGGCTTCTTGGACCGCACCAGACGATCGATCCCCTCCCGAATGATCTTTCCCCCGGAATGGCCAGCCTTGAAGGTTCCGATCAGGGTGGCGTATTCTGCCGCCTTTTCAAGCAAAGGATCGCCTGTCTTTTCGAGAACGTACTCTCCGACTTTCCTTGGAACATATCCCAGCGCCTCAAAGGGGATCCCCAGCCCTTCCTCGAAGGCCGCTGTGCCCTCGGTAGGGGCCCCGAAAGCGAATCCCTTGCCGCTCTCGATCGCATCGTTGACGGACTTCGATATCTTTTCGTGAAGGACCGGATCCGTGATCCCTGTCGGCGTGGTAGCGGTGCCGGTGGCTCCCTCCATGGAAAAGGCTCTGCCAGCCGATGCCGCTCCCAACTCCGCGCCGGCCCGGACAGGGAACAAGGCGAGTTCTGCGGCCGATCGCCCACCGGCCTTGGCAAGATCCAACGGATTGATCGGGGGTTCTTCGCCTGTCGGCGTGCCTTCGATTCCTGAAAATGGAATGGCGGGAATTCGAGAAGCCGCCCCTCTCGCCACATCCCAAACGCTCGTCGCTATCGTCCCGGCTCGGGAAAGGATCCCGGGTTCTTCCACCGGGACCCCACCTTGTTTCAGGGCCGTCTCGTACGGGGTTTCAGATACCGCGACTCCCCCGGCTTTCAGGGCATCATCGTAGGCGCTCATTTCACCCTGTTCCCCGCGGCGTCGAATTCCTGAATCGAACCGTCAGGCATCTTGACCTTTTTCGCTGTCACTCCCGGCTTCACGGGCACGGCCACGGGAGGTTTCGCCGGAGCTCCCGGATTCTTGGCCTTCCAGTCCTCTTGCGCCTTCGCAACCGCGTTCGCCGGCGTCATCGTCCTGGAATAGTCCTGCGCCTTCCGTTTCACGAAATCGTATTCTTTCCGCTGATCGACCGACAACGATTCGCGGAGCCTCGCATCATTCACGGTGCCGCCGTACTGATCGGTGTTGCCGAGCATCACCATCATGCCTTTCAGCTCTTCCATGCCGGCCGGACCCTTCGCCGTCAGGTTCTCCCGGCCAGAGGGAAGGTACGCCGCCACCAATTCCCGGTTCACCTGGCCGATCGCGCCGACCTTTCCCGGGCCGCTGTCGGATCCTCCACCGGATCCCGGACCCCGATGCCAGTTTTCGAGATCCTTGCGCGTGGGCCCTGCATCGCCGAAAGACTCGTACCATTTCGTGAAAGCGTCCGTCTTGGTTTCTTTCTCCGGCTTCGCCGAAGCGATCAATCCCGGTTCCATCTGCTTGTAATCCCGGATCGTCGTTCCAACCGGGAGGTTGTAGGTTTTCGCCAGGGAATCTGGAATCGGCTTGTCCAGAGAAATTTTCGCGTCTGCGTTCACCTTTCGCAGATCCTCGAGAGTGCTTGCATTCAACGCTCGGGTGTCAGCGGTGGATCTATAGTATTCAGCGCGATCTTGATTCGCCTGACGGCGATCCTCGCGCGTTAGTGTGTGCTCTTCGGCCGTCTGCTTCATCAATTCGTCTTTCCTCTTTGCTTCGAGAGCTTGCTCGTAAAACTTGACGCCTGTGAGTCCGGCATTACCGAGGATTTCCGTGTTGCTGTACGGCACTTGGCGGGGGGGAGTCGCCATCATCGAGAGTCCCGCCGTCAGAAGTCCCATCCTTGCGGGATCTTTCAATCCTTCTCCGACCCTGCTGATGCCAGTATTGAATCGGTCGGTCAGGGACAGCGCCGATTCTGCCGGTGGAGCAACCTCCATCGGAGTTGCTGCGACGGGGGCAGCTACGGATGCAGAGGGGACCGGAGTCGGAGACGCCGGCAGGGAAAGCGAGGGGTCGGCCGAGAAGGTAGTCGGCGTAGAAAGCGTCGGTGCCGGCCTTGATACGGGAACAGCGCCAGGGGTCCAAGGGGTATTCGCCTCGATTCTCGGGGGCGTGTATGATGGAGGAGAACCCAACCCCGGCTTCCTGACGTATCGATCATACCAGTCTTGAAAAAGATTAGAACCTTGAGACGTTCCGAGTTCGGCCATGATCGCCTCCTTATGAACCTAAGAACCCGATGACTCCACCGACAAAAGCCCCGATTATCATCCCTGGCGGTCCAAAGAACGATCCCACCATAGCGCCCGCCATTGCCCCACCGACCGCGCCCATCAACTTGTTCCCCTTCGGGTCGGTGGAGGTCGTTGTCTGCTGGCTGCCCGTCAGGGCCCGGAGCATATTCCCGAAAATCTCGAGGTTCGCCACGGCCATTTCCTGCCCCTCGATAAAATACTTATGGTTCAAGACATACGAGTTTTGCAGATAATCCCGGTTCGCCAGCCCCGCCTTCCGAAGCGTCTCTGCGTCGATGACGGGGTGTTTTCCCATTTCCACGCCGTACGCGAGAGCGTGATCGCGGAACACCCGTTCCTTCGCGTAATTGTCTGCGTAAATCGCTGCGCTAATCCGGGTGTTGAACGTAGCTGGATATCCCGCCGCGAGATTCTTCGCAAGGAAGGTTGAATCCGGATCCCCGACGAACATCGCTTTCTTGCCGATCCTTGAATTGACCGATGCGAAATCAGTCGTCGAGTTGCCCGTGACGAGGGCGAGCGCCGCCAGGAATTCCGCTTTCGTACCGGCGAGGCGGTTCCCGTCAATCACGTCTTTGATAAACGCGGTCGCCTTGGAGATCACCGCATCGCCGCCCGAACCACGAGTCGCCAGCGCTCCGATACCATCGGCTTCGTTCTGCGTCTGAGAGGCTACGATCTGCCCTGGGTAGGCCACGAAAGCGGGTAGATTCCAGAGATCGTAAGCCCGTTGGCCGTACTGTCTCACATAGTCCTGAGCCCACGACGGAACGGTGACGACGGTGTTGGTGGACATTTTATTGTCCTATCATTTCGGGATTGGACCGATCGAATCCCATGTTGTTTTCCGAGTAGGCCCTGGCCCCCGCTTCGGCTCCCGCCGCCGTCACACCAGCGCCCTTTGTATACGGGTTCAATGAGGTTCCGGAGAACATCGAGTAGATGCTCAGCCCAGCGATCGCCACGCCGGCGATCTGAGAAAGGTTCGACGGCTTGTGGTACTGCGTGGTCTGACTCCTCGAGGTCGACAGGATGGTGCGAACCGCGTTGCCGGCAATATCGAGGTTGCGGATCGGAAGCATCTGAACTTCGTTGTAATGATCCCAAGCATCTTGAAGCGAACCCTGTGCGTACTCCCGCGCGTACGCGCCGGCCTGTCGCAACATTTCGCCGTCCCGGATGCATTGAAGCCCGTACGGGGTCGCGTGAGCCATGCCCTGATGCTGCAACTGCCGCTCCACAATATAATCGTCGTAGAACATTTTGGCGATCTCGTTGATCTTCGCCATCATCATCTTCGAAGCCAGCGCCTCCGCAACGTTATGGTCGCTGCCGCCGAAGGAAAAAATGTGCTGATGCTGGATGATCGGCATGACAGAATCATCGAATTCCTCGAGAAGCGCCTCGATCTTCTTCGCGTAGAAAGCGGCGATCTTGGTGTTCGTGTTCAGTTTCAATCCGTCGTAGAGGTCCTGCAGAAACGTCTTTCCATCGGCTTCGATGTCAGCCCCGGCGCTTCCGCGAAGAGCCAGCGCCGCAATCCCTGCCAGCTCGTTCGCGTTCTGTGCCGCATAGGTGAGGTCGGGATACGCCGTGAAGTTCCCGGGGGAGATCATCATTCCCATCGCTGCCGACAGGTACTCGGTCGCCCAGGTCTGAATCCCCGTGATGTACGTCGGCAGGAGATTGGTGTAGCTGACCATATCCTGCGAACCGCCGCCGCCGCCGCCGCCCTCGCACTCGAAACGGTCATCGAAACGATCACGCTTCGCGGGGCCTTCCTCGAGGAAAGCGAACATCTTCCGGTGTGATTCGTTCAGGAACATGGCTTACTCCTTGTCGAGCTTCTTCCGGTAATTCGAAGTCGTTTCGATGAATCCAAGACGCGCGAGGCCCCCGGACGCATCGTGCCGCGTGGACACGGAGATGTACGGTGATCCCATTTTTTTAGCCTCGCCCTCGAGATAGGCAAGTCCGAGAGCCAACATATTTGACTCCCGGAATTCCGGAGCAATATAAACGATGTAGATATGGAATCCGGCGTTACGGAGCGGTTCGATGATGGAGAAGCCCACGAAATCCTTCGCCGGCTCCTGCAGCTTTTTGGCGAATGTCTCCTGGAACTGTTCCGGGCGAATTCCCTCCCGATCGGCATACCCCAGGTGGAGCTGTTTCGCCCCATAGAGAATATCGTTCATCACCTGGTAGGCCGTGAATTCCTCGAGGGAGTGCTCCGCGATCTCCTTGAGCCCTGGCAGAATGACGGGCGCCACGGCGTTCAGCAGGAACTGATTCAGGCACGGCAGTAGCCCCATGAGCAATTGCGCCCTTGCCGGTTCGGCTTTCGGCATGATCTCGATCACGTTGGATCCGTTCATCGTGTGCCTCCCGTTTCGTATTTCACCGCGAATCCCGCAAGGGACCACGGTGCGTCTTTTATGTTGGAATAAAAGCGGATCCGGATCCATTTCCCTTCTTTCCGAAATCCGTCGAAATCGCACTTCTCCGAAACCCCGATCGTGAACGGGGCAGGATCCGACCACTTGATGTCCTCGCCCAAGCGGTTCCGGACGCCGACCCGGATCATCATTTCAGAAACCTCAGTCTGCACTTTCAGATCCGGGATCACTTCGGCGATCCGCTTCATGTAGTCCGGAAGATCAAAATTCAGGTCGCCCGTCTCAATATAGCCGTCGATCGCGTTGTAGATCGTGGCTGAGTATCCGTTGTTCCCGCTGTCGAGCTGCAGGAGATCCCCCGCGGCCGTCCCAACAATCTCCCTTGTGATCCCCGTGAGAGTTTTTTCCCCGTGGCAGGAGAAGGAGATATCTTGGATCGTCCATACTTTCAGCTCGTCGTTGTAGATAAATGCCGTGTCCGGGACCGTGTTCGCGCCCGTCGTCACGCAGAACCACACTTCGGACGCGGCCCGGACGGGGAAACAGAAGGCCGTGTCGAGGGCGTCCTCGTTGAGGTTGTCGAACAGCTCGTCGCGGATCGGGAGCCCGATCGCGTCCGGCATCACCCCCGCTGTTTTGAAAACGTCCTTCTTCCCAAGGTAGAAAATATAGTTCCCAAGCCGGCAGACGCATCTCGAGGAAAGGATCTCAGCGTCGGGATCCGTCTCCACAAACTGCTTCGTCGCCTGGGCGAAGTCCGAAGTCCACATCCCGCGTTCCGCGAAGAAGAACATCTTCTGGCCGTTGGCGATCTGCGCCTTGATGTTCGCCAGCGACTCAATCCCGGTGTTGTAATCCAAGATATCAAACCGGCCGGCCTTCCCCGTCGTGTCGATCGTCCAATTCTCCGGGTTCCCGGGCTCCGTCCACCGTACCCGGCCCGGATAGGTAAATCCCCCCTCGAGGATGTTCGACGCGACGAGCCGGTGCATACAGGTTGAAATTCGCTTCGCCCAAGTGGGGACCCCCGAGAGAGCCGTCAACGCCGAGGCGTAGACCGGCCACTTCCAGATCGCGTCCTTCCCATTCGACAGGATTGGCAACCCGGAGACGAGAGCAAACTGCCAGATATCCGAGGCCCCGCTCGTAGGCGCCGGCGAAGGAGTGATCGTGGAGGGGTTCGCCATGTTCGAGTCGTATGCGTAGACGGCCGAATCGCAGCACGCGATGGTCCGTACGGCGCCATCCGTCCCAACGAAGGTGAAGGTCGCGCGAACGGGAAGGGACCCGGCCACGGTCGCCAGGAGTGTTTTCCCGAGGGTCTTGGAGACGTAGCCCGGGGTGAACCGGACGTTCCGGCCGGTAGCCCACGTCACCATTGACCCGGGGAGTTGGGTGTTGATGCCCTGAGCCATATCTTTGACGGTGAACGCCTTCACGGACATCAGGGCACCTCTTGAACTGACATTCGGATGTTCTTCTCGTAGACGTACCCGGCAACCGTTGTTCCCCGAACCCCGAGCAGATACGTCTTGCCGTCCGTTCCCGCGGCGACGTGGACGCCAATCTTCGGGGTGATGACTTCGACGGTAGGCGCCACCGTTGCGGAAACATCCGTGCCGTCGGATTCCTTCGTAGCGAGACAGGCTCCGGTCGATACCGTATCGCCCGTCTCGAGGCGTCTGGAATAGTCCACATCGAAGAGGATCTTGTCGGACGGCTGCTTGCTGAAGGCGTCTGTCACAACCGACTGCACCATCAGGAGCAAGTCCCGGTCGTAGGTGTTCCCGAGGTTCGTCGTTGCGACGCACTGGATCGAGTGCTCGTCGCCTTCTGTCCCGGCCTTCAGCACCACGTTCACGTCCGGGGAAACGATCGCCTCGCTATCAACAATCGTGGTCTTGCTGGAAACACCCGTTGCGGAGTTCACGCAGGTCAAGATTTGGGAGACGATGGTCTCCGCGGGCAACAGGTCGACCGAGAAATTGAAGTGGATCGGGAATTTCTCGATCGGGGATTTGGTTATGGTGTCCATCAATTATATCCTCAAATAATTGTAAAATCGTTTGGCATACTAGCTGCTGTATATAATATAGTTGCAAGGGTGCTTTTGTTTTTTTTATATATTATATTTGCAGCACAATAATATAAACAATTACCGCTGGTTTTCATCCCAAGCATTTCACTGTAGGCAAGATATACACTTGCGTTAGAGATGGTATAAGATGACACGCCGACTTGATCTACATAAGACAATGTTGACAATAAATATCTTGATAATTTTTGTGCCTTTTGGTCTCCAATGTATAAATATGTTCCATCAACATGACAACTTTGCACATAAGCAATTCCCCCGACAACTCCGCTATAACTTAAATCCGACGTATTCCAAATAAGTATTCTATGATTGTATGTATCTGCTATATATATTTTACCCCCATAATAAGCGGCATAAGATGGATAATACAATTGAAGGTTGCCAGAGCCATTTGTACCTTGTTTAGACACATACGATAAGTCCGAAAGGAGTCTTTTTACTATCCTGTTATTGTCCGTATCCACCACATACATATAGGTCCCATCAGAACATAAACCACCGAGTCTATTTCCAAATTGATCGTTTCCCGCTCCAAGTGATCCCACCTTTGCCACATAACTAAAATCAGAAATAAGTCTTTTAACTACCCTTTGGTTTCCAGCGTCGGTGATATAAATATAGGTTCCATCATTTACTATTCCGGCGGGACCATTAAATTGGTCATTACCGGAACCAAATGAACCAAAACTCTGTACCGTTGATAAATCCGAAAGACTAATCTTCCTTAATTGAGCATCGTTCCTTATGGTTGCTATCATGGTAAATACACCCGCCGGAGGACTCGGCGGTGGACTCGATTCAAGTATCACTCCTGTCCCGCACGACACAAACAACTCCACCACGTTGCTGTAGAAATAGGTCGCTCCGACGTTTGCCCGGACGTAGAAATCGTACGTCATAGACGGATTGAGATCCGGCGTGGTATAGGTGAAGGCGTTCGTCGTCGCCAGCAGAACATACTCCTGTCCGGGTGGGCTGCTTGATTTCCAGAACACCTGGAAGTCGGCGTTACTCCCATAGGTCCACGACAGGGCGATTGCCCTCTGCCCGGACAGGGTTGCTGTCAGGACTGGATCAGCCACGGCGCTCTCGCCTGAAGAACCTATTTACCATCGCAGACTTCCTGAAGGAGTATTTTACTTTTGCGCTGTAATCCATCGCCATCCGGTATAGGAACGTAAACTCCCGCGAAATATAAATCCAGATATCCCACAGATAGGTGAACTCCTTGGAGACGTAGAAAAGGATATTCCAAGTGAAGGTGAACGTATTGCTGACCCCTCCATAGATGCTCTCAAGGAAGATGAATTCCTTGGAGACGCCCGCCCAAAGGCTCCACTTCGCCGTTTTCTCGGTCGAGATGGAGTACTCGTCGCGCAGAAGATAAAAAGACATCAGGGCGCCGATCCAACCGTGCAAGTAAATTTACCCTGATCTGCGGCGGCAGCAGCGCCAGGAGAGACCGTCCGTCTGAACCACACCCGCTTCACCCCGGACGCCGCTGCGTCTCCCAGGGCGATCCCTGCCGCCAGGGAGAGAGGGGTTGAGAAGGAGAGGCCGGTCGGCGCTGTATTCTCGTTCACGATGCTCTGCGTTCCGGTAGAGTCGAAGGCGATCGCCACAGTAGTATCGGCCGAGCTCGTTTCCTGGGAGAGATAGAGCACCGCCCCGTACGCCGTCTCCGCGGCGAGGTTCTTGAACGATAGGGCCCGGTACTTCACGCTGCCGGCAAGAGCTTCGGCCGGCGTGACGTTGGCGAACAGGTTTTGGAGGGAGTTGTCGGTGAAGGCCGTGCTCGAGATCACCCCTCCAAGAGACGCGGCCGGGAGCGCGTTCCCTACCCCTCCGGTCAAGTAGAATGCCAGGTTCGCCGCTATGATCGCCATTTCGCCTCCTGCGGAGCGCAGCTCCTACTGATTGATAATTACAAACGAAGCCCCGGTATCGGGAATTGCCGTGAACCCGGACGTTACAAGCATCAACTTCGACGTTCCCCCGTACCCGCTGATTTTCTTCACTTGGTTGATGACGTTCCCGCTGGTGAATTTCACGAACGATCCGATGCAATAACTATCGACGGCCGAGGCGAGATCCGTCTTAAAGCTGATGATCGAATTCAAGCCGTCGGCCACAACAAGGCCGGTCTCCAGATTCCCCATAGAGGCCACCAAGGTTGCTTCCTTCGCCACTGTGGCGTCCAGAGCCATCGCTTCAGGGATCGTGGTCCCGGTGTCAACGAGGATCGCAGCTATGCTCGTGTTGTCCGGTGCTTCGGGGAGGTCAGAGACTATCGTGTAGTCCTCGGCCGCGAGTGTCCTCGCTTCGAACTCGGTTACGGTAGGAACAGCCCCTATGAGGACAGCCAACGCATCTGTCGCAGCGATGATGAGGCTCTCGTCCGCAGGATCGCTGGGGAGGTTGTCTGTCTTGGCTTTCACCGCATCTACTGCGGTGTCAATCACCGCAACAGGGGCATCGAGATAGATGTCCTCGACGTTGAGGTCGATAGGGATGTAGCGGTCAGCAGCGTCGAGCGTTGCCGTGCCGTCCACATACCCGACCTGAGCCTGAGCCGGTTCGTGTTCAAAGGTGTACCAGCCGCCCCCCACTTCATATACCGTTGGGGGAGTAATGTCATCCTGCGTGTCCACCCGCTTGAGAACAGGGATAGTCGGAGAGAGGCCGGTTGCAGGAACGCCGGCGTCCGTGAAGAATACTTTGTAGGTTGCCATCCGGCATCCTCCTTATGAAGTTATAGCGATCATTTCTGCGTCGGAAAGTGCGCGGTTCCAGATGCGGAGGTTCTTGATGTGGCCATAGATCTCGTAGTTCCCAGGCAAAACAACTTGATTTCCGCCAATATGTAAATCCCCACCTCCAAAAGATCCATCATATACAGAGGTTTCTACCCCAGCTCCATCAACAGAGATCCCAAGCCCTACCGCCGCCCATCTGCTTGCTATTTTGTACGTCGTTCTTGCCGCATAAACAACGGTTCCCAGCCCAGTGGTTCCATCGTTAATCTGTATCGTTGCTGATTGTCCAAACCAGATAAACATGTTTGCGTTAGGCACTGTAGAAGCAACCACTCTTCCATTATTCGAGGAATCCCCCGTATCGGCTTCTACATACGTAGAACCATTTGTCTCAGAATAATTAAGAGAAGATGTACTGAGCCGATCCGCATTCCTCGTCACCGCCGCCGTGGTCGTGGGGATGTAGGAGGAAGAAAAAGCGGCGGCTTCTACCTGACCGCCCCAAGCCCACACTGCGTCTCCGCTTGTGACTACACGAATGCCCACATCAGGATCGGCAAGGGTCGCCGTGATCTGGTACCGTGCCCACGAGGCAGTGACGGCAACGGTGGTCCAACCCGTGCCTCCGTTCAACGTCAAGTCAATATTCCCCGTCCCAGTCTTGCGCTTGAGATAGATGGAGAACACCTTCGCTGCGGAAGCGATGACTCCCAAGTCCTGTATCAGTGTCCCGTTGCCGGCCGAGGCCGTTAGCAGTTCCGCGTTCGTTCCTCCGTCCGGGGAAGCGGCATCGTTGTCGCCTACTGTGATACCTGTCGGAGACCAGGTGGTTCCGAGCGCCGCCGACTGCAAACAGAGGTTCGTCCTCTGCCCCTCGATCAGTGCTCCCTGCGCTTCAATGCGGAGCTGCCCTGCGTCTGCTACTTCGATCAACCCGGTGTCAGGATTGAGGAAGGTTGCTTCTGTGGCTCGTGTAAAACTAAGAGCCCCTACCCCTCGGTGCAGCTTGAGGGGGTCGTCCACTCGATCAAAAGGCGCCCAGAAGGTGAGACCCTTGGACCACCAGTACGGATTGAGTCCGCCGCTAAACCTGTCTTTCTTGTTGAATGAGCAGAGACCTCTCATTTCCGCTCCCCCTAAAAATGCGTTCTTGTTTTCTCCATGATGAACGTCAGCGCCGCATTCCCGTCGTACCAGGGCTTTTCCAAGTGCGCCCCTTGTGGCATGATCGCCGCCGTCAGGTATGCTTTTTCGTAACGCCTTGCCGGAAGGATAGGCCCCCACTTGTCGATTGATTGCATCCACGACATCAGCGGAGCCACGGTAAAATACGGCTGATTCGGGGCTGAAAGATATTCCCTTTCATAACGCCTCGCCGGAAGGCAGGGACCCCACTTGTCCGGAGTCATCCTTTCGAGCCAACCGATCATCCTGGGTTCCGTAGAAATATCAGGCATGATCGCTTTCGAGAGATATCTCAGCCGGAACTGAATATCGGGAAGCCTGGGAGCCCACTTCCCGATATCTATCCTTTCGTCCCAACCTCCGGTGGAATTGTTCGCCGGAGGAAGTTCCGCGAGGACCTGATATTGCCACATGAACGCCATTACAGTCGTTTCACTCCCTGGCGCTCCATCTGCTCAAGCCACTTCTCATGGGGTAGGCAAGTCGAGCATTGAGGCCCACAAAAGGGCCCGTGGCATCGAGGACAGAATCCTCGAAGGATCCCCGAGCCGGGGATGACCTGCCATTGACCGCCGCAATGGACGCAAGAGAGCGTGTCGAATTCTTGGGCCGGCATCCCCGGTTCGGTGATGAGGACGTTGCCGGCCGGCCGCCTCGCAGTCGCATTGAACATCGGTCTTACTCTTCCCAATAGAGGGCGGTGTCGATGTTGTACGCGGCCGTCTGCGCCGCCGATTGGATCCCGGCGCCGGCGTACTGTGTGTTCGGGATGACGAATTCCTTGGTCGGCGCGGCCACCCACCGGAAGGTTGCCCGGAGGTTGACTGCTACGATCATCAGAACCGTCGAGAGGGTAAGCCCGCCCGTGGCTGACAGGTACGACGTGGCCAGAGCTGCCGGGTCCGCGAATTCCAGCGGAGCAATCGCGGGATTCGACCCGCCCGTAGGCGCCGCGGTCGTGGTCCGGACGATCTGGAACCGCGAGGCGTTGTCGGCCGGCGTTGCAGACGAGCTCAACAGGAACTCGTAAATCTTTGCCCGAATCCCCGCGGCCGTCGCCATGTAGATCATCAACTGCGGGTACGAGGCACTTCCGATTGCCGCACTTCCACCGATTCCATAACTTCTGGCCATGGTCTTTCCCTCCCGGGTTTAGTAGCCCACGATTTCGTTTTTGCGCAAATGCGCCGAGGGCTGTTCTGTTGGACGGAACCACTTGTCGAGCATGAATGTCGTTTCAGAAATATTTTCTACCGATCCCCATGATCCCCATGCAGGTTCCGTGGCAAGGTACTGACCAATCATGATCTGATCGATAAATGCATTCCCAGCGGCAACATAGTGTTCCAATCTGATCTTATTGATTGTGGAGGAAATCGTTATCAGGTTCGAGTTGTGCGCCGGCGCCAAGAGGGTGTCGTTCAGCCAAAGTTTATGCGTCGTTTTTGCGTCGAAGGCGACACGGAACTTGTACCAGGTATCGGCCGAAGCCGCTCCCCCACCGGCATCCTCCCAAGCAGAGGCGTATAAATTTGAGAATTTCGAGCCGGCTGCGCCGCCAAACCCAAAACCCGAATTCTGCGCGGTCGTTTCCATCAGATAAAACTGAAACACGTTCAATGTAGAAGGGCTTGAAACCCTCGCCCTTATTTGCGCCCAAATGTTCCAGGTCGTTGGCGCCGCGAGCGCGTGGTCTGCCTGGACCGTGCTGCCTCCCGCCACAGACGTTGCAGCCTTAGCTCCTTCATATTTTGTCGTAGAGGCTACATCCCAAGCCACATGAGCCGTCCAGGAATTTTGACCATTGAGATCGGCATTGTTGAGTGCGTTGAAGTCCTCGAATAATTGAAAGGTGTTCGGGCCGCTGCTGACGGCGGTGGCCGAGGAATATCCGTAATACATATAAAAGGTTGTGGCGCCGGTTCCGATGGAATCGAATTCGATCCAGATCGTCGCAACCTGGGTCGGCGTGGTTCCCGTAACGTCCTCAATGTAGTAATCGAGAAGCGTAGTGCCGTCAGCGGCCGTGAATCGAAGGTCGGAAAAATCGGTCTTGCATCCGGTAGCAAGAACGTCATTCGCACCGGATCCGGCGCTCTCCCCCACCTTGAGCTTCATCTGGTAATTGGTGACGGCTCCGCTGGCCCTGCTCAGGGTGACGGGCTTGCGATATGTCCAACCGGTCGGAAATGCCACCTATTCCCCCATCGCCGCTGCTGGTGGGGTTAGTTCCCGAAAACGACAAAGACCCGATCAGCCGCTTGTGCGGCCCCGGATGTGATTTTCAGTTTTCGGCATGGGCTGATATCCGGGAGCTGCAAGACCTTCCCGCCCGTGGTCGCCGCGTAGGTGAAATCAATGAGCGCCGTCGCACTGTAATTCGTGGCCATCGTCCCGAAGTTGGTCCCGTCGACGCTGCAGGAGAGCGCGATCGCGGCGCTGTCGATCGTCGGGACATACAGGTACGAATTGTGCCCCACCCCCTGCCGTAAAGTGAAAGTGACCGTGGTGTTGTCGGTCACAACCCCGCCGGTCAGAGTTGCGGATTGCTGATATGTCTCCCAAGCGAAAGCCGGGAAAGCAAGGACCGCCAAGGCCAGAACGGCGAAAAGAACCTTTTTCATCGTGATCCCCCCTATTTCCAATTTGCCGAGCGAATGACGTTCCCCCCGGTTGTTTCACGGGCTTCCCTTGTTCTCAGCCGGTCAAGATTCAAGGCGTACGCTTCGGCCCATTTCTTCTTGTCGCCTTCGGTGATACCTGTAACGTACAGACTCGCTTTGTTCAGGCAACTCATCAGGAAGGCTTCTTCCGCGGATTCACTCCACCAGTTTGAGTTCCCGGCCGGAGTACCGGCTGCAGACGCCACCAGCACCGGAAGGCGCCGGTAGTAGCACCAGTCCCGGGTGTAGGCCACGTCCGTCAGAACGTCGAATACCAGATCATCGGAGACGCGCGTTACCTTGCGAGGAATGCCCGTCTCCGTGACGGAGGGCCGCTCCGTGTACATCCCGAGAGGCGATTCACGTCCATCGACCGGATAGCGCACGTTGTCTTTGATGAGGATCAGATAGATCAACTCAAGATAATCCGAGGGAAGCGCCAAGGCGTCCTCTGCCGCCGAGACGCTTGCCGTTGCCGGATGGTACTCCATCGGCCGGATCCTCAGATTATCCTCGAGATCGCGCTGGCCGAATCGGATGATCGTGGGAATCACTTTGTCGATCGAATCCTTGTTCAGCCAGTCGGAAATCGCCTGGGACAGTTCTGCGTAGTTCATTCGGTTTTCTCCACGTCAGGCATTTTCTCAAGATGCTCAAGCAAGGCAAAACAGGCGTCTCTCATCCCCGCCGTATGATTCATCAGGCCCTCGAGCCGCGTGATCTCCGCGTTGAAATTCTTGATCCGGTCTTCGAGAAATTCCTTCGTGATCTCCATGGGCCCCTTTCGTGGTGGGGAGGGGCCGCGACCGCCCCTCCCCTGCATTGTTCAGACGGAATCTTCCCCCGCCTGGGTTATTTACGCCGCCGCCGAATACAGCGGGAGGTAATAGGTCACAGCTCCGATCTTGCAACGCAGCGAAGCCGCCAGGGTTCCCGGAGCCGATGCCCGGAAGAGCTTGTCGGTGTTCGCCGTCAAGCCGGCGATCTCGAAGAAGTACCCCGAGGTATCGACCGCGGCTTTACCCGTTCCGTCGGCCACGCACCGGATGAAGGAGCAGGTTCCACCGAGCGCTGCGCTGCTTTCGAGCCACAGTTCGGCCTGGATCGCCGCTGTGGTGCCACCCAGGGACCGCCCCGGGACCATGAGGGTGAATCGGCCGGCCGTGCCAAGGCCGGTGATGTTCCCCGCGCTGGCCCCGAATTCGAGGCCGCAATGGACCCCGTTGACGGTATCCGCGGGGGTGTTGCTGGAAACGACCGTCTTGAACCGGCCAGCCTCCCCGCCAGCCCCGGCTGTCAGGGCCAGGTAAAAATAGAGCCCCCGAGCCGTTCCACCGGCGAAGGAGCTTTTGACGTAGAACGACATGAACTTGGGATCGGTCGATGCATCCGTGACGGGAGACGCTTCCGTGCCTCCCCCCGCGAGAACAACGTCCGTCCCAAGCGCCGCGTTGAGTCCGAATCGGCCGCAGCCGATTTTCAGTTCCGATGTGGCAAACCGGGAGTCCCGGTTTTTCGGATAGCCGCCTTGTCCCATGAGATCCCTCCTACGGATCCATCGTGTAGAGCACGGTCAAGGTGATCGTTCCGGAAGTGACCGCCGTGGCCCCCGGAACGGTGGTGATGTGGAAGATGATGTTCGCGTCCACGGTGTATTTGTACCCGTGGCCGGAAGGGACGTTGAGCCGATCGACGCCCCCCGCGCTTGACCGACCCTTTGTGGCGCCGGTGATGAACCGCTCGTTCGCCGCATCGGTAGCCGCCTGATCGTCGCCGACCGCCCAAACAACGTCTGCTTGGTCGGTCAGCGCAGGAACGGCCATGATGACGTCGATGATCGTCGCGCCTTTCGGGATTTTGACGAGTTTGACGATATCCTCGTCCACGAAAGCCGCGGTGAAATCGTACGACCCGGTGACGGAGCACAGCGCGATTCCAGCTCGAGGCTGCACTCCGCTTCCGTCCTTGCAGGATGCCGAGTAGAAAGGAGTTGTCATGGTCGCCCCCTCCTACGCATCCATCGTGTAGATCGCCGTCACCGTGACAACGCCCGTCGCCACGTTGGTTCCCGCTCCCGTGGCGATCGTCAGGTCGATCGTGCCGTCGGCGGCGAACTTGTAGCCGGCGCCGGCCTGATTGTTCATCCGGACCACGCCGCCGCCGCTGGACTGTCCGATCGAGCTGCTGGTGATGTAGCGATCGGTGTCATCGGTGGCGTCCGTATCCCCGAGGGTCCAAAGAATCGTCGCCCCGGTGTCAAGCCCCGCGGCGGCGACAGCCACGATCACATCGAGGATCGTCGCCCCCTTGGGGATCTTGACCATCTGGATCACATCGGCCGTGTTGAGATCCGAGTTCGCGTCGTTCGTGAGGATGCCGGTGACGGAACAGATCCCGATTCCCGCCCGGGGTTGGATTCCGCTACCGACCAAGCAGGAGGTCCCATATTTTGTCGTCATGGGGCTTCTCCTTAATGCGCGGTCGCGTAGGTGTCACACGCGATCACGCCGAAGTCCTTGGAGTTGAAAACGGACTTCTTGACGCCGAAGATCGACCCGGCCGCCACGCCGAGCTGATTCCCGTAGTCGAACAGCTCTTCCTTCCAGGAGTACCGCGCGACGGTTTCCCCGCCGCCGTTCCCGAAGGCCAACGCCGCGGCCTGGGCGCCGAGGAACAGCGCGCGCGCCGCGGGGAGGTTCGTGCCGGAACCGTAATCCGAGAACCGGACCACGTTCCGGTGGGAGTGCATGACGACGCCGCGATACTCGCCCAGCGCGTTCGTGAACAGGGGATTCCCCTGCCCTTGCGCTGCGGCCGCGGCCTTCTGGATGTCGGCCCATTGGCCGGTGGAGACGTTCGTGCGCATGTCCGTCACCTGGTAGGGGTGAAGGAGCATGATGTACTTCTTCTCGCCGCCGACCATGATCGGTTGAATCATGGGATCGACGGTTTCGGCCTTCTCCACCAGTTTGTCGATCTCCGACAGGGTGAAAATGTCGGAGGTCGTGATCGTCGCCTTGGCCAGCCCGTTCGCGTACTGGATGTGCGCCGCGTCCGGGGCGTTCAGGGAGTTGCCGGCGAACGACGTGAAGCCGATCGGAAGCGTGAGGGTTGTGTCCACACCCCGCGCGCCGGACAGGTAGACGAACAGGAGCTCGTCGAACCGCTCCCCCCACCAGGCCGCCAGAGCCTCGCGCGCGGTCTTGCGCATGTCGTACGGGACGCGCTGCTCCGACGCCTTCCCCTTCGACCGCACCGCATGACGGAGTTGATCGATCAGAAGGGCATCGTCGTAGTACGTCAGGTTTTCCTCGTTCCCCTCGAGGGTCGCATCGCCCGTGACGCCAGCCCCGCGGAGCTTCATGCGCAGCCCGTGGGTGATCTTGTCGCCGGCGTTCTTCTCGAGGTCGGTGAGTTTGGTGATGATGGATCCGATGAACTTCCCGAAGTACATCTTCTTGACGGCTTCCGTCGCAAGCGACAGACTCCATCGTTTGACCGCAAGGGCGTGGTTTACGCCGAATTCCGTTTGTGCCATGGGTTCCTACTCCTTGGTTTTTTTATCCCCCGGACAGCCATGCTTGCTGTTGATCGGGGGTGAGTTTTGCGAATTCCTCTTCGGTGTTCACGTTCAACTTCCCGTCCGGAGGCGATCCCGGCAGCTTTTCCAGGTTCACCCCCCCGTCCACGATCTTGAATTTCGCCATGAGATCCTTCGTCACCGCGGCCGTAATCGCCGGGGTGAGCTCCGCGGCCAACTTCGTCCGAAGAACCGTCTCGTTCGGCGCGCTCGTCAACTTGGCCAGCACCTTGAAGAATTTCGGCGCTTCCTTGCCGCTCGAGCCGATCAGGTTCCGGATGGTTTCCTCGGACAAGCCTTCGCCCAGGAGCAATTCCTCCATCTGCGGGGCCAGTTCGAGGAAATTCGGAACGGCCGTGTTGATATCCCGCTCCATGTTGGTTCGTGTGATCTCCCCACGGAGATCCGTGATCTCCTGCATGAGAACATTCATGGCGTTTTCAGGATCATCGAGGATCAGCTCCGCGGGAGTCTTGCGGGGCTCGGCGGTAAACCTGGCCTGCAGTTCCTCGAGTTTCCTGGTGAGCTCCTGCCGTGCGCGGCGCTCTTCGTGCAGCGCGGCCAACGGCACGGTCCGATCGTCCTTCGTCAGCGCCGGCGGGGTCGGGGGGGCCGATTCTTTCCCCGGAACGACTTCGGCCTCTTTTGCCGGCACGGGCGGGACGACAGGCGGGACCACGGGCGGGACGACCGGATCCGGGACCACAACCGGAGGAACAACCGGAGGGGTCGGATCGAGCTCGCCCGTCAACTCTGCTTCTGTGAATTCCTTTTCTTCTGCTGCTTCGCCTGACATGAATCCCCCTTTTTACGCCTTGGTAGGCGAGGCCGGTTTCTTTACGCCCCCGGCGGGCGGTTTTGGAGCAAGCAAAAACTGCGCGGCCTTTTCGACCGTTCCATCCTTGATTTCCGTGACGGCTCCCCATGTTTTTCCGGCGAGGATCATTTCAAGGGCCTCCCTGGGGCTCTTCGGCCCTGCGGCTTCCATCGCCTGTGGCTCCGTGGGAGGGGCTGCGGCCGACGCCTGGGGAGGCTTCTCGCTCTTGATCTGATCGGACATGATCTTTTGCTGCGTCAGCGCGTCCTGCTTGGCGACGGCTTCGGACAGCTTCGCCATGACCTTTTCCTTGTTCGGAATATCAGTCATCTCAAAAGCCGTCTGCATCACCGGCAAAGCGATATCCGGGCTCATCTTCGAGGCGAAGTCCATGAGTGACCGGCTCATCCATTGGCGGGTGGTTTCCGTTTCGGGATGGTCGGCGACGACGATATCGTACCGGCCCTGGGAAATGACGTTCTTGCCGCCCTGGTTGAACGTCACGAACTTGTCCGCGCCGGTCTGATCGTCCGTGATCCGGATGACCTTCTCGTACGTCCAATACTGCCGCATCATGGAGAGCATCAGCTCGCCCATGCGGCGCCTCGTCAGCCGGAGGTTATCGAAGGGCTCCGTGTTGACCGTCGCTCCTTGCCGCTGCCGCGCCTCGATCGCCACGCCCGATCGCGCGTTCGTCTGCTGGCCCATCTGCTCTTCGACGGCGCCGGAAACCTCCTGTAGCTCCTGCTTCGCCTCGCGCATGATCTCGAAATGCTCACGGGCCAGCGCGATATCCTGCTGCAATTCAAATTTCTTGTTGGTCAAGGCGCCCATGTTGAATTCGATCCAGCAATCCGGCCGGCTGATTTCCTTCTTCGCGCCCAGTGGATCCTTAAATGCCCCCGTCTCGAAGAAAACCCTCCGGGTCGTGAGAATATGAGTAAATTGACTCCGGTTTTTGTTGATCTCCTGCTGCGGGTCCTTCATGTTCCGGACCATCCCGTACGGGTTGCCGTCCTCGTCCATGTAGCAAATGAACGGAATCAACGGGAAAAAGTCGTGCTGGTAGATCGTCGGCTTCTCTTCCTCCAGAATCATGTCTCCCGAGAAAATGACGCACCACATCTTCTGCACGGGAACCTTGCTGATCCGGATAACGTTCGAATTCGAAACGAGCAACGGATCCGCTTGCAATTCTTTCGCGGAGATTTCCTCTACGCGCCCGTCCTTGAATTTAAGGAAGATCCCAAGCTGCATTTTCTTGAAGTACATCTTCACCAACTTCACACGCTCGCGCGTGGTGTCGCAAAACTGGACCGGGCTTCCGGACTTGTATTGATCCGGCAGCTCCCGGCTGTGCTGAGACGCTTCGCCCTTCTCTCCCCGGGCGTCCTCCATCATGGCCGTCAATTCGTCCTTCTTCTCCGGCCAGGTCTGCTGCGCGATATCAAGGTCAACCCATCGATCCTCGAACATGTACCTTGCATCGTCGAAAAGGACTCCGCGTGCGTACGGATCCCAGCCGATCTTGCGCCAGTCCTTGTGGGCGATCTCGATCTCTTCTTCCCGGGGATCGTCGTTCAGGCAAATCTCGATCCAGCCGATGCCGGCCTTTAACCCGTCGAAAAAAACATCCGAAACCTTGTGGTCGGAGTTGTTCTGATCCTGGATATACTTGAAGCCAGAAGTAATTGCATCAGCCGTGCCACCGTCGTCCTGTCCTCGAGGCTTCGCGTCGATATCCGTGCGGCTGCGGATCTCAATGCCCTTCTGTAAATCAATCGTCGGCTTGATCCGGTTGATGGAAAAATGCGGGCGGCCCTCATTCTCAAGCGCGTCAATATCCTTCTGCTTCCACTGGCCTTTGCCGCCGTGGTAGAACCGCGAATCCTCCGAAGAATCGTCGCGCCAATCGCTCGATACCGCCCTCGCCTCGTTGTACCAGCGCTTGTATGTCGAAATCGCCGCTACCGGCGCGGCTGATTCGGCTTTCGGGGCGGATGCGACAACCGCCGGAGTTTCTTCGTAAGTAGCCATCACACCCCCATCCAACTACGACGTTCAGGCTTGTCGGCGTATCGGCCCCGGGCTTTCTTCGCCTCTGCATCTTCCTCGGCCAGTCCAAACGTCATGTCTTTCAGGACTTGGGAATATAAATAGGCGATCACGTTCAGGCCGTCATCGTGCCATACAGGGAAATTGCGCATCTCCATCTTCAACCGCTCGATATAATTCATCGGGACGGCCGAAGAATAGAAAATCTTGCTGTTGTTCAACGGCCACGCCCATGCAGACTCGATCATCTTCTTCTTCCAGCCGCCTCCTTTTGATCCCTGGCCCAATGGATGAAGCAAAATGCCGTTCCCGCCTTTGTCGAAGCTCACGTACCGCCCGATCGCCTGCAACGCCTTCGCTACATTCGAATGCGTGGTCGAAAGGCCGACCTTTTCCACACCGACACCCATGATCATCCCCGCGCGGAGGTACATCCGGACGATCTGCTCCGTCGCCTCGCTCTCGCTGGCGGGAGTAATCCAAAGATCCTCGATGAAAACCCTGCTCTGCCCGATATCGTCGGTGAACGGCTCCACGCCCAACACGGCAACCGCCCATGAATCCAACCCCGCGCCGGATCGAACCTTCGCCGTGGCAAGATCGCCAGCCTGATCCACCAGGAGAAATCGGTACAACCCCTTGGGAATCATGCGGCGCTCGATCGGCAGGAGGAAATCCGGGTTGAGCTTCATGTCTGCCAGCGGCGACGGGTCGCACAACTGCTGACATGCAAATGTCCGGGTCGCCTTTAAATCATCCCAGCGCCGTTGAGAAACAAATACCGGGTTGCCGCTGGCACTGCCGTCGTCGGACCCAGCCCTCAATCTGTAAAAATACTTGGGGTTGCCTTCAAGATCCTTCAACCCCCGGATATAGGTCAGCGGATCCGCATGGTGATAATACGTGCCGATCACGCGGTGATGGCCGGCGTCTGTGCCAATATTCTGCGAAGAATCGAACTTCGTCTTAACCTTCTCCATCATGTCTACGGAATCCGCCATGTCCTCAGTCGAGATGTCGTCGTATACCCGCCGCTCGAAATGCCTGCCGGTGGGCATGCCCTCCGTCAAACCCCATGCGCTTATCGTGGCGTCAGGACGCTTCGTGTCACGCCTTAAAATCAACCCCTCGTCCAACGACCACAACGGAGCTTCCTTCTCGCAGTCATTCCAAACAATATCCGGGAAACATTCATGCAAAATCCTTTCGTGCTGAAATAGTTCCTTGATGGAAAATAAAAACTTCTTCGCCACCGGACGAACATACGAAAAAATCCCCACGGCGTGGTCGGGGTGGGCTAAGACATACTGAATCGTCTCGGCAATCGTGATGATCGAGCTCTTGAAATGCTCCCTCGCCCAAACGTCCAACGTGTAGTCCTTCGGGCCGTCCTCAACCTCACGGCACATCCTCACGACGAAAGGGTGATTGGCAATCGGAATCTTCAAAACAAACTGAACGACGAAAAAAAGATCGTTCAAAATAAGGTCCCGCAAGGTGTTGATCTCGTCGATCTCCTTCGTGGCGATCATCGACGCGACCTTGCGGTAATCGTATTTGTACGGGCAATCGTCTCTGTATTCGAATTTCTGCCCGTTGATCTCGATCACGCCTTTGGCATCTCCATCGACATCGACATTGATTTCTTAATCCGCCTGGATCCCTTGCCGGTTGGGGTCCATCCGTGGTCTAAAGCGTTCAACAGCCGCTTCTGAGCCATCGCCTTCTGAAAGGTCGTGTGCTTCGCCTTCACGCCCCCGGGAGTGCTCACCCGAACCTCATCCCCCGGCAACTTCTCGATCTTCACCGGCATGTCATTCCTCCGGAACGTCTTTCCATAAAATTTTCTGCGTCTCCGGATCCCGGTACGGCACCCGCTTCGTGCCCTTCGCCTTCGACGGCGCAACAAGAGAAGGCGCAGGCTCCGTGCCGACCGCCTCAAGCATCTTGTTTCGCGCGCGAATCTTCTCGAATATCGAGAAGTCGCCCATCAATGCGTCTCCTGGTCGGGTAGCGAGAAGTACGAGAATACGGCGATGTGAAATGAAATTTTTTCCAGAATGAACCGCTGCAGGACGAGATCGCCTTCGTCCGGAATTTTAAAAATTTGCGCCGACAGCGGGAGGGGTCTTATTTGAGATGAGGCCGATCGAGCCGGGGGCCTACCCCCCCCCGTCTCGCCCTGGTCGGGGATCTCGCTGGAAGGTCTAAGGTCGGTGGGGAGAGAGGTATTTGACATAATACTCATAACCGGACGTTGCAAGTGTTGAATTGATTGAGGTTTTTCTCTCTTGTCTCTTTCCCATCCTCTAAAACACTATAGGTTGTGTCTATGGGAGCGTCCTGGGGCGCCGGCTGAGAGTCGGGTAGGAAGATGTTGAGATTGGTCACAACGAAGGTACGCGAGGGGGGCGCTGCCTCCGTGCGGACGGGCCAGCGGCGGTCGGCGTACATCTTCACCGCGCCCAGGGCGTCCGAACCCTTGACGGTCCGCATCTTTAGGCCCTTGCCGATGAAATGGTCGATCAGTTTCCCGGCGTTCTCGTCCCGGACGGGAGACATGAGGCCGGATTTCAGATCCTCGGCGGGTAGCAGGGCTTTCATATCGTTCCGCACACGCTGGACGGTGTTCGGGCTGATGTTCAAGGCGGCGGCTATCTTCCGGATCGAAGATCCCTGTTGAACCATTGCCCTGATGGTATTCTCGACGGCTTGCCTGATCGGGTTGACCTTCCGAGGGCCTTTCATTGACCGGTGTACCTTTTCGGTGACACTCCCTGCCGGTGTGCCAATATGGCGTTCTTGTGTGCCATTTTGTCCCATGTTTTGATGGTGTACCAAATTAGTTATACCCTGTCAAGCGATATTTTAGCCTGTGGATTTCCTGTGGAAACATATTTATTTTCATTCCTATCACCTTGGAAGTGATGGATATATTTTTATCCACAGGTTTATCCCCGTTTTTTGGCACGATTCTCTTACCTTAATAGGGTATAGGGTGCATATTTCCGAGGAAGGGAGAAGAGGGCATGCCGACGATCACCGAAGAGCAGCGAGAGAAGAGTAGAGAGTACAAGGAACGCCATCCGGCTTCTATTTGTGCCTGTGGGCATACGGGAGACGGGGTAGGTTCGATGCATAGCGACAGCGGGCTACTCTCACCCGGACATGGGGCCTGTATCGCGCAGGGGTGCGCTTGCTTGCGATTCCGCTGGGACCGGTTCCGGGTGCCGTACATGCAAGCGGCGGGGGTGAAGTGATGACTGATTTCCGGGTTTCTCCGAACGCTGACCGTTCGCAGGACGTTGAGACGTTCTACGCTGATTCTGTTTTGCGCCGGGCGTCGAGGATGCCGCGCTTGCCCGTGCATTGCCTCTACTGTGGCCGTCTGACGAGTTCTTGGACCGCCTGTGACGCCTGTAGCGGGGTGTATTGCCGAGACTGTGCGGACAAGCCGGACGCGCAGGGATTCGATTGCCCTGATACGGGGTGCAATCTCCATCCTATGGAGTAGCCGCAAACCACCGGGGCGCGCCGCTGACACGCGCAGGAAGGGGAACTTTGATGAGAGTCCATTACGTGCTGAATCACAGTGGGACGCCGCAAAGCAAGTTGGCAGACGTGGAGATTTATTTCGAAGAGGGTCTTCTCGCGGGGATGAAGTTGGTCGGCTGCTCCATCTGGAAATCGAAGAAAGGCGAGGCTCCGACCGTGCTGGTGCCGTCCCGCTCGTATGCCACAGCGGGAGGTATCCGGTATTACGAACTATTGAGGGGGGCCACGCATGACGGCGTGGATTCCGAGGGAGTCAACAGGGTAGCCACCAGGCGATTCAAGGATTACATCCGGGACGAATACAAGAAGATCGCCACGCTGCCGGTCGATGAACCGGCCCCGGGTTTTGTAGAGAAGCATATGCGCACCAAGAAGGGCGCGCCGACACTCGCCGAGAAGGAAGCCGCGCAGGGATAGGCGCAGCCTACGGCGAAACGGGGCGCGCTGGTGCGTGCTCCGTCCACCGGCCACCGCGCCCGGTGCTGATGAGCCAGCGGGAGAGGAGATGGTGATGACCGTTCGATTCGACGTGAGCAAGAAGGACTTGAAGATCATCGAGAGGATAGCCGTCCGAGCCGTCAGGATAGCGGACGGTGCGGGCTACCAATACATGGAGAGGGACGTGCAGATGGACCTTGCGGCTTGCCATTGTAATGGCTGCCCATTGCAGTTGACCGAGTTGCTGGATGCCGACGATTTCAACTTCAGCCATGACATTTTCGGGATTCGGCGACACCTTAACCGTACGACCGGGAAATTGGATGATCGTTTTTTGCCAAGGTTTGCTCGATGATTTGGGTGCGCTGGATCCTTCGGGCTACGCTGGTGATGCTGTTCTGGTCGTGCGTAGTGGTTTGGTTCTGTGTTTCTTCCGGGTGTACGCCGCTTCGCGGTTCGCCTTCGGTGGGGTGCCATCCCGGACAGCACCGATGCCAGACGGACGCCGAGTGTGAGGACGAGGAAGCCTATTTTCTGGACGCTGAGGAAGGGAGGTAATTATGAGCCGGATACGCTGGCAGATGGTACGCGAGGATGGGCCGGAGGCGTTTCCGTTCAAGGACGCCGGGGATGTAGCGACCTACCTAATCCGACAGGGGTACGCCGATCGGGACCGGGAAGCATTCATCGTGCTGCTGCTGGACGTGAAGCATCGGGTGATCGCCGAGGAAGTTGTGACCATCGGGATCCTTGACGGCGCGCTGATTCACCCGAGGGAGGTATTCAAGGCAGCCATAGCGGGATCCGCTGCCGGGATCATCATCGCGCACAATCACCCGAGCGGGGATCCGAAGCCAAGCGGCCAGGACGCCGAGGTAACGGAGCGGCTACGCAAGGCTGGCGAGGTCCTGGGGATTCCCGTGGTGGATCATGTGATCGTGGGATCGACGGGTGCGCATTTCTCATTTCGAGAACAAAGAGACTGGACATGAAACACACGCCGGGACCGTGGACGCTTGGGAACGTCGGTGGATATGGCGAGGGAGGGGTTTTCTCGCCACAATTTGAGGACGGGAAAAAACCGTTGGCAACGGTGCGCTTCCCCGCAAAGTATAAGCGCGGAACACTCTCCGAAGAAGCATTCAAGGAAACCGACGCCAACGCCCGCCTGATCGCCGCCGCGCCGGAACTGTTGGAGGCGCTGAAATTAGTTCGCCATCGCCTGTGGACTCGCAGAACCAAGTTTACAGACGACGACCACGCAGCGATGAACGCCGCGAGTTCCACAATCGCCAAGGCCGAGGGGAGGGATTAGCCCATGAATCAAGAACGGGAGATCCCGAAGTTTCAGGGGATCGCCGATTCGAAGTGTCGGTGCACTCCGGACCGGCTGTGTCGACGGTGCGACCCGGAAGCGCCGGGGGCGTTCGCCAGATTCTTCGACCCCAGAATCGCGGGAGTATATTTCCGGGGGAAGTTCCGGGAGCCGTGGAACGCCGCCGTAGCGAAGAATAACACCGAAGTCAAAAACGAGAGGAGGGGTGATCGATGATGGGGAACAAGGAGCGTCCACACGTAGTCGGCGTATCTCTGAACGACGAGGAAATGGCCAAGCTCCGAGGCAGGGCAAATTTCGAGGGAATGACAATGGCGGGATACATCCGGCATTTGCTTCGTCATGGCCGATTGCCGTTGTCGACGCCCCCGGAGAATCTGGTTAAAGATTCCCCGAGGGCCGAATCGAGTTAGCCAAGAACGTGGTCGGGGCCCTTTGGGGCCCCTTCCTTTTTCGTCGCTTCGCGGTTCGCCGCTTCGCGGTTCGCCTCGCTGATTCGCTTGGCGATTCGCATGACCAACGCCATCTCGTCCGAGTGTTTCCTTTCCTTGAGCCCGTACCCCAGGGCGAAGCCCAGGAGCGCACCGGCCATCGTCGCCAGCACCATGCACAGCATCAACGTCTCTTCACTGATTGGCGGTAGATTCAAGAACGTCTCCCTTCCTGTTCGATTTGGATTCTCACCGCGTATTGTTTCGGCGGGCCTTTCTCCTGCGCGTAATTCCACGTGAGTCGCTTCGAGCCGTCGTCTATTCCGAGGGCGTCGGCGATACCGTCTCGAATTGCCTTGAAGCTCCGGGCCAGGTTGTCGGAATCGAGCGGTCGGGGTGCGATCCGGGTGAGGGTGATCACATAGCCGACGCCAGGGGAGTCATCTCGCCAGTCTTTCTGGTGTTGCCCGACCATGACCCGGGTGATCTGCCGCTGGGTTTGAACACGCTTCGCCTTGACGTGCCAATTTTCGCGGAGGTTCGCTTCGGACTCCGTTCGGATGGCCAGGAGGATCCTCATCGCTCGACCGCCTTTCTCAACCTGGCGAGGGCCAGTCCTTCGGATCGCACTCCTCGGCTGGTGTAGCCGTCGAGGTAGGCGAGGACTTCGGCGCGGAGATGTTTGAGCCGATCGGTGTTTCCCTCGGCGATCAGAAGACACACCGGACAGACACCGTTGATTGGTTTATCGACGTGTCCACGCGAGCAGGTTCGTGGGGTCATGGTTTTAGCCTCCCGGGGCAGGCGTGACATGACAGCCCCCTAAAGGGGGGGCTGTCACGTTTGTCACGCTGCTGTCCAAATTTAATTTGTCACGCTTGTCACGCTTTGTCACGCTTGTCACGCTTGGCACACAAGGCGCTGTTTTCATTACCGTTTCCACCATAATTTCCCTCTCTATTCTTTTGTCACGCTTTGTCACGCCCCGTCACATTGAAAAGTTATCCACATGTGGATAGATTGACGATTATGGATAAGGATTTTACTATTAAGCCATAAGTTATTGTGTTGTTGGGGTTTAGATGCGTGACAAGATTTTCTTGTCACGCTTGTCACGCTTTGTAAGTATCTGGATTTATTGTGTTCTATTTCTCTATTCCTATTAGTTGGCATCGACGATGATGGATATAGATTCATGGTTTTTCGCCATTCAGGAGATGGGAAAACATTGCCTGTTCGATTGCGTCGTCCTGGATTTCTACGGCCTTGACGTGGATGGTGTTTCCCTTGATCTTGATGTATTTGATTTTCTCAAGGTCGTTTTTTGCGCGTCCAAATGCCTGTCTTTTGGCGGCGGCGTTTCCTCCGTATTCCGAGAAAAATTCCTCTCGCCATACCTCTTCCGGGATTTGCGTTGTGCCTAATTTATGGCAGAGGGTAGAGAGGATCACCGCTCCCACCTTGGCCGGCTTTGTCATCTGCTCCATGGTGGGGTCGTAGCCGATATCGTACTTCAGGACGCACGAATTATCCCGGGGGCCATTACCATAGGAGACCTTGACGAGTTCATATTTTACCGGCATATGCGGTTCGGTGTCCTTGGTTTTTTCCCACCGTATAACATCTCCGGTCAGCAGGATCTCGAGGTCCATGGCGCCCTTGAGCGCGCTGGATCCCCTGGCGCGGTTCTTGGATTGTTCCGCGTGGCCGGTGTGATGGATGATGATCACCGCGCAGTTGTATTGCGTCTGCAGCCGGTCGCACATATCGACGAAAGCCATGGTGTCTTTCGCGCTGTTTTCGTCGCAATCCCCCGGCAGGGCCCGGGCCATGGTGTCGATGACGATCAGGACGGGTAATTCGCTCATCGCGGCCAGCTTATTGATTTCGCACAGCATTTCATTGATGGTGTCGGGATCGAATTGAACACGGCGGTTTGACATGAGGAATCGGCCGTTGGGGATGGCTCCGTGCTTTGATTTCCAGGCTGCAACGCGCCGTGGGACCGCGTGCCGGCCTTCCCCGCAAAGATATATGACCGGCCCTTCCTTCACCGTTTTCCCCAGCCAGGGCACTCCTGCAGCGCAACGGAGGGCGATATCGAGGATGAAGAAGCTCTTCCCGGATCCCGAGGCGCCGAACACCATGCCGGTGCAAGGGGTTTCAATGGCGTCTTCGACCAGGAACGTCGGCTCGATGAGCTTGAGCTCGTTGACGTCCACCAGCATCGGTTCTGTCGGTTTTGGGGGCGCCTTCTTGGGCTGGGCCCATACCGGGGGCGGCACCTCGAGCACTTCCTCGAGCCTGGGGTCGTCGTCCGGGGGTGGCGGGGGTGGCGCGCCGGTGGTGTTGAAATCGATGGTCACAGGAGAAAGCCTTGGGACCGCATATACCGCATCGGATCCTTGTGGCTTTTCCCCAGGTTGCACTTTGGACAAGTGGCTTGCATATTCGCGTCCTCGTTTTTCCCACCACGAGCGAGGGGGATGATGTGATCAAGGTGGTAGCCGGTTTTTTTTAGGCTTTTTCTGCAAAGAGCGCAGCGATTTTTCTGAAAAGCGAGAAGGCGAAGGGCAAGGTCGGGAGACAGTTTCCCCTCTCCGGACATTTTCCTCGCTCTTCGGTTGCTGGAATAGATGGCCTCTCTTTCAGGATGCGCGGCCTTCCATTTTGCTGTACGTCTTTTCTCTTTTTCCGGGTTGACTTTCTTCCATTTGTTGTTACGAATCTTTGCTTTTTCCGGGTTGTTTTTTCTCCAAAGGTTATAATTTTCTTTTTTCTTCCCCGGGTTTTCTTTTGCCCACTTAACGGCGAGCGCCTTTATCTTTTCTGGATTTTCTTTCCTGTATTTCTTGCCTCGCTCTTTTTCGTGTTCCTTGTTTTTCTTTCTCCATCGGGCGCAGTATTCCCTATATTTTGCCTTTCGTTCTTCCTCTGTCATTTTGCCCATCTATGGTTTCCAGCAAGTTTCGCGAAAGGGGCAATACACACATAAGTAAAAGGCCGGATCCGTGGTGCACCGTGGCAGGAGCTCCCCGAGGGAGGTCGCCGTGAACACCCGGGAAACCTTGGATTTCATCATTTCGAATTCCTTCGCGTCGAATTCAATCAGGAAGTGCTGCAGCTCCATGGTGTCGGCGTTGACGGCCGTGAACAGGCAGCGAGGAAGGCCCAGGTATCCCATATAGGTCTGCATCTGGCCGAAATAAGTGGGCGAGTATTTTTTCAGCCCGTCTTTCTCGAGGGCCTTCCAGCCCTTCGCGCCCAAACATTTACATTCCCAGAGCGCCGGCAGCGCGATCGGCGAGACGCCCGGGTAGAAGCCGGCGATGATGCCGTCCACGTGGCCGCCGAATTTGCCGTCGAAATCCTTTATGTCCGGGTGATTCGGCGCGAACAGAAAGCCGGACGCTTGCAGCCAGCGCCGCGCGCGGTCCTCGTAGATGTTCCCGCGGTCGAAGATTCGCAGGGTCCGCGGCGGGAACCCCTCGCTGGGGATCTCCTGCAAGACGGCCAGCCATTGATATTGCACGTACCGATCACAGGCATGGCTGGCGATCGACGCTCCGAGATATCCCCGCGGAACGTCCTTGGTCTGCGCTGCAGCGATCGCCTCGTCGATGAGGAAATTGATCCGGTCGGAGAGCATGGTCTTAGAGTTTAGGTCGATCATGGTTTCTCTTTTTCTTTGGGGATACAGGCATAGTGGACGTAGCCCTGTGCGGAGACTTGCTTGAATCCAAAAATTAGCGCGGGGTGGCCTTTTTCTATCACCCTTTTACATACACGGCACTTCTTCTTTCCGTTCCCCACTCCGGTTTGAAGATATAATTCAAGCATCGTTCATCGATCCTCCACCGCGCGCTTGATGTTGGCGATCGCCGTGAGCTGCTTGTCCGTAATGTGTTTCTTTTCTTCGACCCACTCCGCGATGCCCGACAGGGTATCGTTGGCGAAATCGTAGTCGGAATCCTCACAGAGATCGTTCAGCTCTTCGAGGGCTTCGAACCATTCGCAGGAGTCGCACATAGGCTATTCTTTCGCCGCGTCCGGATCGATCACGTTCACGCCCATCAGCTCTTTCGTGATCACCTGATCGAGCATTTTCAGGAGCACGACATTCCGCTCGATGCTCCCCGCCATTGAGATATTCCGGATCCCCTGGGCGGGGCTGTCGGCCATGAGGATGTAGTTGTCATCCTTGCGCCTGTACGTCCGTTCGCTGCCGTCCTCGAATTTCAGCGTGATCGCTATGCATCTTCCTTGGCTCATAAAAGAAATCCCCTTTCGCGCATGAACTGAATTGGGTCTTTGGAGCCTTTGGATAGATTGCATTTTGGGCAGGTTAACTGGATGTTCGAATTGGTGTTTTTCCCGCCGAGGGCGAGGGGAATTACGTGGTCAAGATGGTAGGCCCTTCGAAGGCTACCCCGGCAAACAGCGCATCTGTTCTTCTGGAGGGAAAGGAGACGGACGGCAAGACCGGGAGATAACTTTCCTTCCAGTTTCGATATTTTGGATCGCCGGTTTGCACAGCGTATTTTCTTCGCCCCGGGGTTTTTTATTTCCCACTTCAATTTCGATAACGCAACTCGCTCTTTATTGTTTTCTGCATATTTTCGCTTATAGGAATTAGACTTCTTTCTATTTTTTGCGCTCCAATCTTTTACTTGTTTCTTGTACTTTTCTTTGTCTGCAAGATATCTATGTTTTCCATATTCTGATGCCTTTTCTTTGTTTTTTTTATAATACTCCCGACCACCCTCTATTTTTGCCTTCTTGTTCTTATCTGGCATTACATATTTTGCACGATATTCCTTTATTTTTTCGCAATGCTTTTTTTGATATTCTTTGACTTTTTGAGAAATTCTTTCTTTATTATCTATGCGATACTTTTTCATGTATTCTTTTTTTTCTTCTTTTGTCATGGCCGTCCCGCAATCCCTATCGCTTTCTCAATGGCGCAACGGTTTAGTGAGAAATTTATATAACATGCCGCGCTGTATTTTGAGTATTCAGAGTTTCCAAGTGGATCGGTTTTGACGTTATAGCCCAATTGGCGCAGGAAGGTGATTTGCTTTGGGCTTGCAGAATCATTTAGCCAGGTCTTGCTTTTCTTGGCAGCATCGTTAGTCTCATTTTGGCGAAGGAAATCCGAGGCGGCTGCAAGGGCCTGGATACGCCCACCGGCAGCGAGTTTGTGAATTTGCTTGTCCAACACCAGTTTTCCCAAGGCATACCATGTATCTTCGCCGTTGGGAGAAAACACGCCGGCCATCGCCGCAAAACCAGAGGCGAACAAAACGCTTTCACTATTAAATAAATTTATCCACCGGAACGGAGATTGCCCAAGAATGTCTATTTCCATCATGTTCACTTCTTCGGGCGCCAGCTCCTTTTCCTTTTCAAAGCGGAAAGAGCACAGCGGACACGTCCTGAACCCCGCGGGGATCTTGGCCCCACAGCCGATATTTCCGTCCCGGTCGGGCCAGATATAGACGTCGGAGGGTTCCGATGGGCAGGTCTTTTCGACGGCCTCGCCTTCGATCTTTGCGCGCTCCTTGTGCATGCCGTCGCCGGCGTCGAGATCCCCATGGATCAGCAACGAGGTTCCGAAGTCCATGATAACACAGTCCTTTTTAACTACTCCGGGGTACAGCTCCGGGTCGACCGTGCGCAGCCCCCGCCCGGCCATCTGAATGAGAGGGCTTTTGCTCGAGCATTGGCGAAGGAGGATGATGCAGGAGCACACCTGATTGTCGTACCCTTCCGTGAGCACGGCGACATTCAGGACGACCCGGGTGATCCGGCGATCAAACCGCGCCAGGAGCGCCCTTCGCTCGTCGTCCGGTGTCTCGCCCGTCACCACTTCGGCGCTGATGTTCTTCTCTCCGAATGCCTTGCAAACGTCACGCGCGTGTTTCACCGTGGCGCAGAACACGATCGTCTGCCGGCCTTCGGCTTTCTCCGTCCAATGCCGGACGATCTCCTGATTGATCGGCACGGTGTTCAGCACGTCGGCGACTTCGGATTGATCGCCGAACGCGGAAGGGACCTTGATGGCGTCGAGCTGTTCCCGAACGCCGATATCCACGATGAACGCCTTCGGCGGGACGAGGAACCCCAGGGAAACGAGCTCCCCGATGGTGATCCGGTCTGCCACGTTGTTGAAGTAGGCGCGCAGCGTTTTCTTGTCCGCGCGCTCCGGGGTAGCCGTGAACCCGGACAGCATCATCCCGGGGTTTCGTTCCTTGGCCACGTCGATGATGCGCCGGTACGTCGGCGAAACGATATGGTGAACCTCGTCGGTGATCACATGGTCGAACGCCGGCATGGTGTCGGTGTGTCGGCAAAGCGTCTGTTGCATCGCAAAAACCGCATCGCCAGCCCATGATTTCGTGGAGGCGTCGAACAGCGACAAACGCCACTTTGGATTGATCCGCTGAAACTTGCCGAGATTCTGCTGGATGAGCTCTTGACGATGCTGGATAATGAGAGTCCTTCCACCGACCTTCCCGGCCAGGGCCGAAAGCATGATCGTTTTCCCGGCGCCCGTCGCAGCCATGCAGAGCGTATTCCCGTATTTTTTGAGGGCTTTCTCAGCCTTATCGACGAGGCCGGCCTGGTAGCCGCGGAGAATCATTCGGCGATCTTCTTCCGAGAATTTTCTTCCATTACCCTCACAATTATTTGCCTTGCAAGGCGTGAGGGCTTGTACCTTCCGGATTGCCAGTTTTGGACGCTTTGACGAGGGAAACCCGCGTCAATCAAGGCTTGGCGGGTTTTGCGGGAGATGTATAATTTCATGGGCGGTATCCTATAGAAAAGACATCTTCGTGTCAAGCGACTTTTCCGCTTGACAAATATTTTCCCATAAAATAGGATAGCCCACCATGATCCTCAAAGGCGTAAAACCTATAAACGCCACGGGGAACGGAGGAAAGGAATGAGCCTCAAAGTGCTGTTGGAATTGAAAGCGAAGTTGCAACAGGAGGCGCAGGAAATTCAGGCATCTATCGAACCGGCCCTCGCCATCGTGAGGGAGCAAGTGGCGAACGCGGATAAGGCCATCACGGATCTGCTCACCGCGGATCTTACGGCCATCCGGAAGTTGCAGGAAAAGGAATTTGGAGCGGTACACATTACCAAGGATGGGTACAAGGTCACAGAAACAATCTCGAAAAAAATTCGCTGGGACCAGGAAAAGCTCTTTGGGGTGTTTCACGTGATTCAATCCACAGGTGACAACCCATTCGAATGGATGAAGGCCGAATTCAAGGTCGGCGAGAAGGAATTCAGCGCCTACCCGAAGAACATCCAGGCGGTCTTTGCGCCGGCGCGCACCGTCACCCCCGGCGACCCGAAGCTCGAATTCAAACTGGTGGAGGCGCCCGATGCTTGAGCTCATCAAGAAGGCGAATTCCTTCGTGCCTCCACAAAAGATCGTCGTCATCGGCGTCCAGGGCATCGGCAAAACAACCTTCGGCGCCACGTTCCCAGGGGCGGTCCTGTTGCCGGTCGAGGACGGAGCTCACGCCATCGACGTGAACGCACTCCCGCTGGCAACCTCCTACCAGGCGATCATCGACGCCATCACCGCGCTTCACGGAGAGCACCCGTACAAGACCCTTGTGGTCGATTCGCTGGACTGGCTTGAGCCGCTGGTATGGGAGGCCACCTGCCAGGCGAACGAGAAGCCGTCCATCGAGTCATTCGGCTACGGCAAGGGGTACACCGAGGCGGATAAATACTGGCGAGTTATCATGGGGGGATTCGATTCCCTGCGCGCCAACAAGGGCATGCACGTTGTCCTCCTGGCGCACTCCGAGATCAAAACGATCACCCCCCCGGACAGCGATATGTACGATCGCTACCAGATGCGCCTTCACAAACGCGCGCTGGGCCTGTGGTCCGAGTGGGCTGACGTTGTGGTTTTCCTGACGTACAAAATTGCCATCAAGAAAGAGGACAAGGGGTTTGGATCCGACCGCACCCGAGCTATGGGATCCGGCGACCGGGTGATCTACGCTTCCGAACGGCCGGCGTGGAACGCAAAAAATCGCTGGGGTTTGTCGGACGAGATTTTCATCGGGAAGGATACGACCTACGGAGCATTTCACAAGGAACTCGAGGTCGCCACAAAAGGCAGTTATAAAAACGAGAAACCGGAGGGCAAGTAGATGAGCGTAGATTTCAACGAGGCACCCCAGCAAGGCAGCGGCGCCGGACCGATTCCGGAGGATAGCGTGGTCGTGGTCGTCGCGGAGATCCGGGAGCCGAAAGCCGCCAAACAAGGAACAGTAAACCCTCTGTTCTGTCGAGCGAGTTCAGGGTACGAATATCTGGACTTTGAGTTTACGGTTATTTCGCCGAAGTTCAAAGAGCGAAAGATTTGGGTCAACTACATGCTGGCGTACACCAAAGCGCCGACCGAGAAGAGCAACCAGGCAATCTCAATTTCCATGCGGACTTTGCGCGCCATAGTCGAGGCCGCGCGGCACATCAGCCCGAAAGACACCAGCCCCGAAGCGACGAAGGCGCGCATCATCAGCGGCTTCGCCGATCTCAACTCCATGCTTTTCCCGGTCGTTGTCGGATGCGAGTGGGGAAATCCAAACGACAGCGGCAAGCGGTATCTCAACAACACGATCAAGCGGATCGTCACGATGGATGATGAGCGGTTCGACAAGGTGTTTGATGACCCGGAGGGCTGTCTCCTGTCCAACAAGCCCCTTCCTCCGGAGCCGGACGCCGGCACCGCGGGGGGCCCGAAACCGGCATGGGTGGCGCCGAAGGAAGAGGCGAAGCCAGCCGAGGCCGCGCAAGGGACGATCCCCGGGGTGAAACAGGCGACGAAACCCGCCTGGGTGAAATAAAAAAAACAGGAAGATGTTTAATTCTCGAAAAAAAAAGGAGGCGAAAATGTTGCAGGGCCGAGTAGTCGGAAGGCTATCGGACGCCGATTTCAAGAGCTTCGATCCGAAAGCCCAAGCGCGCCGGTGGATCTTCGGAGCGCTGATCATCGTAGGGATATTGGCGCTTCTGATCGTGAAGGCGATGTGGTGATGAGCCTTCTCGCGCGGGAAAGGCTGGACAGAATTATAAAAATACAACAGGAGGAAAGGATCATGAATGTAGAAAAAACCGCACGGGAAATGGCACCCATGGAAAAGCTTCTGAAAGCCTCTGGGTTGCTTCGGGATGTACATTACAACGTGATCCAGCGGCTTCGCATGATCCGGGAGAACATGATGGGCCCTATCCCGGAAAACCCCACAGAGAAGATCAAGACCGAAGGAAACGGAGCCTTTGGGGTACTGCAAGATCGCTTGGCCGAAATGGGCGATCTTCTCAATGGCATCCTGAATGAGATCATCCGGATCGAGAACGCTATGGGAGTCTACCCGGATGGAGTCTACCCGGATGCGGAGACGCCCACTCCCACGGCCACAGCCTTCCGGATCGGGAGGTAGGCCATGACCGCCAAGGTCACACGATCGCTGATGGTGTCGTTGACAGAGAACGAGATTCGGTCTTGCGCCACGGAGTTGGCGCGCGTGACGGCCGCACAAGCGGAGCTCGAGGACGAGAAGAAGGCCGTCACGTCCGGTTTCAAGAACCGGATCGACCGCTGCGTGGCCGATTGCCGAGCCCTCGCGCAGAAGGTCACAACCAGGCGAGAGCTTCGGGACATTGATTGCGAATGGAGCCCCACCGATGGAGGGAAGATGATCCTCACGCGCACGGACACCGGCGAGATCATCGACACCCGGAAGATGACGGAGGAAGAGCACCAACAAAGCCTTCCGCTGGCAGGAGGGGGAAAGAAGAAATAATGGGATCCTGCAAGCGGCGCCAAGGGGTCAACGGAGTTCGGATCGGGATCGGCGATAGCATCGTCAATCCCAAGAAGCGCCATTATCGGACGGGGAATTCATTCTCGTTCGACAGCCTGATGGCGATGCCGGCCGGCATAAAAAATCGGCTGGTGAAATTTTTCCTGGGGCCATCCCGGGTTTGCCGTGAAACATCACAACAACAGAAAAGGGGAGGATGATGCCGAGAGTTTTCGTGGTAGAGAAAGAAAACGGATTTCTGGTGGAGGGATCCGAAAACGATAAGGTCAAAGAGATTGTCATCGAAGGAAAAGACGCCAAGAAAATAGGCGTTGCGATTCTGTCTATGTTTGCCAAGCCCAGGAAGCTCCGGGTGAAGAAGGAGACGTAGGATGCCCCTGCCCCCGGAGGAATTCACTTATAGGAGGTTTGGGTCGGACAATAGCCTTGTGGTGAGGCGCGACACTACCTTCGGGGGCGTTTCAGTTTCGAGGGGGAAGGCTACCGCTAATAAACCGGCAGAGGAACCGCAGAACAAAAACGCGGGAAATCGGTTGGCCGGCCAAGCGACGGGAATCGCTTAGCGGTATGCGCGGTAGAAGAAATCCGCATCAACATGGCCCCCAGCAGTACCGGCCCTGCTGAAACAGACCGGCGCACTTTCAAAAGGAGATCCCCATGGCAAAAAGAATTGAGATGAAGGGGAAACGCTTTGGCATGTTGGTGGTCGTTTCTTTTTCTCACTACAATAATTATCGTGCTGCCATGTGGAATGCTGTTTGTGATTGTGGAAATACTGTCGTTGTCTATGGATATTCAGTGCGAATCGGG